GTTCTTGGAGTAGTTCCAGTCATTGCTTGTGTGGCTGTGGCTGTGCCCGACACATTTGACGTAGAAGTGTTGAACGCGGATGTCTGTGTTGTTTGTGCCTCTACTGTGTAATAGCATGTTCCTGCATCAAAATAGGTGCTGAATCCTGTGGTGGTTCCGCCTGCTGGCAGCACAGGCATGTATGCTTCAAATTTGTAGCTGCGCCCAGCCAGTGCCAAGAATCCCAGGCTACCCACATTGGCCATGGCCACACTATCAAAAGGCACTGTGGTGCTTTGCCACACAATGTTTTCCACACCAATACCTGCGCCAAACATGTTGCCGGTGACATTGGCATTGCCCAAAACGGCTGTAGCCGCCAGTACTGATCCTGTTGCGCTGATGTTGCCTTGAGTTTCCAGGCCGCCACCTGAGTACACATTGCCCGTGGCACTTACCTTAGCATCACTGTTGATATTGCCACCACGGATGTTGCCTGTGGCCAGAATACCAGCGGCTCCTGCACTGATTGACCCCACAGTTATGATGTTTCCGCCTGTGATGTTACCAGTTGCTACCACAACACCGGCAGTGTTTAGGTTGCCACCGTTGACGTTGCCTGTCACAGTTGCTAGTCCAGCTGTTGAAATATTTCCACCCGACACATTGCCAATCACATCAAGTGTGCTGCTGACATAAACTGTTCCAGTCACAGCAAAAGTATGCAGGGGAGCAGAATTTGCCACACCCACATTGCCGGTACCGCCAATGACCACAATTCGATTGGTGCTGTTGGTTTGAATCAGCACATTGGCATTGCCGGCATTGTCTCCGTACACTGCTCGAATTGACGCTGTGGTTCTGGGGCCAAGTCCTGTGGCATCTGCTGTGACCCAGTCAATGGTGCCAATGTTTGCACCCAGAGTGGTAACTGCTGTGTTGGCGTCTGTGAATTGAATCATCTGAGCTGTGGTTGCTCCAGATGTTTGTGTCAGCACAATGTTGCCAGTTGCTATGGTCAAGTTGCCGCCGCTGATATTGCTAGCGGTGTTCAGGTTGCCACCAGTGATATTGCCTGTTACACTAGAAATACCTGTTGTGATTGTTCCTGTGTTATTGGCCACAAACACATTGCTGGTGCCACTCACAGTGATGTTGGCGTTTCCGCTGGAGGTTTGAATTTCAATTGAAGTTGTGCCGTTGAACAACTTGTCACCCGAAATGTTACCTGCTAGAGATGCGTTACCAGTAACAGTTAGGTCACCAGTCACAATCACATTGGCAACGCCGCCAGTATTTTGAAATGTTACGGTGTTGGCTGATCCAATGGATTCAATGATAACATTGCTGGCATAACGCTTGTAGATAGACATTTAGAATTCCTTTGTGTTATTTATACGGTTCAAGAAGTCTTCAATCAGCATATGACTCATGTTTGAGATACCCAGTAGTTCAGGTATTTGTGCAGTGGTGTCTCCCTCAACTCGAACAAATCTAGTGGTCAGGTGTTCTTTGGCAATGGTCTTGAGTTGCCGCACCCAATTTCCGGTAAATGTGGGATTGGCCGAGCTCTTTTTGTAGAATTCTGTGTCAGCATAGCAGTTGTTGAAATGTCCGTTACGGGTAGGACCCATGTCAAATCCTATTAGGTAAACCGTTTCGTGACGAGCCAGGGCTGCAATACCCACTGCAATGGGGCCTGAGCTGAAACCAAAATACTGTTGCGGTACTCGCTGTGCGCCAGTATCTGGCAAGGGCTTGCGAGTATAATGTGTATGAGTGGCGCTGTAGCCCGACTGTTGTATGTGTGTGCTGATGGGGTTGTCTGTGCTGATCAGCACATCAGGTACAAATTCTCTGTACAGGGCATTGCAGCCGTAGATTTTGCCATGTTGATTTAACTGATGTAAATCCACTGCCAATCGGCTGACGCCATTACCCAATACAAATCCTGCGGCCATAAAAAATCCTCCCTGTATGTATCTGGGAGGACTTGGTAGTGTTACAAATTAGGAATCAATGTTGTCCACAATAGCAAGTTCAACTGTGGTTTGAGCTGTACCAGATTTGATCACAGTACCTTCGTCTGTGAAGAAGTTGGCCACGTAACGAACATCGTTGATCACACTTGTGGCATCATAAGTTGAGCCACCGGCCCAGTTCAACAACCACTTGTTGGTCAACTTGCTGATTGTGGTAGCAGTTGAATCACCTAACGTGTAAGTGATGGCCATGAGTCCAGCAGCAGGAGTCACATCATCGTCCAACACACACACGCCTACAGAATTGACAGTGCCTGATCCTGCGCCGCCTACTGATGTAGCTGTGAAAATTGTGCCTACCCCGTAGTTGCTAGGAGCACCTGCTGCTGTCCAATCAGTAGTACCCACTGACACAATTTGATAGGCCTGGCCAACCACAAAACTTCCATCGTTGACGCCAGTGACGTCACCCACCAGATACTTGTGGCTGCCTTTTTGGCGGATGACATAGCCTTGTGCCACACCAATGCCTGAGCCTGAAGGATTGGCAATGTTGACTGTGACATCAACTCTGGGGTTGGTTGCACTAGGTGTATCAGTTGGTGCTGCACCACCTACCACACCCAGATACTGTGTGTTGTCCAGAGTTTGTGTTGGTGAGTTGAATACTGGTGCTGTTAGCGATCCAAAGTTAGGAAAGCCAAGATCCACACCAACGGCTGCGCCGCCGTTGCCTGATCCAGTGCTTAATTTTTGTATTTTTAGAGGACGACCCATGTTTTTTTCTCCTTAAAGAAGTCCGATGCGAGTTCTAGTCGCTACGCTGTGGGTATTAATCTCAGCATAAAACACCTGATTGTGTTGACAAGTATTTAGCGAAAATATAAAATAACACAAGACCCTTGCTTAAATAATCCCATGAACTCCTCTGAACTAATTGAAGCTGGCAATCAGCAACGTGCCCGCCATTCTCCTGAACAGGCTTTGCAGTGTTATGCTCAGGCCTTTGTGCAGGATCCTGACTGTGCTGCTGCCTTCAACAACTACGGCAATGTGCAACGTGAAATGGGATATCCAGAACGTGCTGTGCCTTTTTTGCAACATGCTGCCACTCTGGATCCTGCCAACATCACTGCCAGATTCAATCTGGCTGTGTGTTACCTGTTGCAGGGCAATTATGCTCAGGGATGGCCTGCTTATGAAAGTCGCTGGGACTACGAACATCTTGCTGGCACTGAGCCCAAGTACTCACAGCCTAGATGGCGTGGTGAAGATCTCAAAGGCAAGACCATTCTGGTTGTGGGCGAACAAGGACACGGCGATTGCATACAGTTTGTGCGTTTTGTTTACAATCTGCATGCTCAGGGCGCACAGGTCAAGCTGCAAGTCACAGATGGCTTGATTCCTTTACTGAGTTCCAGCAACATTATTCAACAGGTTGGTGGTTACAACACTGACATGGGCGAGTTTGACTACTGGGTTCCTATCATGAGTATTCCGGGCTTGTTGGGCATCACACTGGATAACTTGCCTCGAATACAAAGTTACATGAACGCTGACTCTGCCTTGCACTCTGCTTGGTTAGAACGTCTAGGACCCAAGCGCAGAATGAGAGTGGGATTCAGCTGGAGTGGTCGACGAGACGCCTGGTTGAATCAACACAAGGGTGTGCCATTTGAAACTATTCTTGAAATGATTCGCAGCGCACCTGAGTATGAATGGATCAACCTGCAGATTGATGCTACTCCAGACGAAGAACTTGCACTAGCTGATGCTGGTGTCACACGCTATCCTGGCAGCATCACCAGCTTTGCTGACACAGCGGCCCTGATCATGTGTCTGGATGTGGTGATCAGTGTGGACACTGCCATAACACATCTAGCAGGCAGTCTGGGTAGACCAGTCTGGGTCATGTTGAATCAGTATTCAACTGATTGGCGTTGGTTGCTGAATCGTGACAGCTCACCCTGGTATAGTACCGCTCGACTGTTTCGTCAGCCAGTGCGTGGCGACTGGGCATCAGTCACAAAGAAAATCACACAGTATCTAAGCTGGTTCAAAGTTTGACATTTGAATCATGATGCGATTTCTAAATTCTTCGCTGTGAAAATACTTTTTGTTTGCTTGAACTCTAGGCAGTAGTCGTTGATAATCTGCTACCATTGTGCCTGAGCGAATCCAAGACTCTGTAAAATCAACAATTTGTTGCAGTCTAACAGCCGAGTCAGGTTCACTGTCCCAGGTGCGCCAAGGCACTACATCTGAGAACATGTCTAACCCTATGTCACTCAAAAACTGATTGATTCCTGCACTGCCCACTATTATGGGAATTTGTCTAGCCACAAATGGTTTGCAAGTTTTTTCACTGATATAAGGCAAATTGATATCAGTTTCTGTTACCAGATTTACTGCATACTGATTGTAGACCCAATGGTCTACTCCAATATCGTTGCGAGTAGAATCAGGAACTTCATCTGGCAATGTTCTATGACCAACAAACGTGTACATCATGTAATCGGTTAGATTTCGTTTGGTAAATTCTTCCCATAACCAAGTTCTATGCGACCTGGATCTATTGTTCAAACACATGATACCTTGAGTTTTTTTATTGTCTGCATCAAAGCTGAATCCGGTCCACCACAGTGATTTCCGCAAACTGAACGCCCAAAGAAACAAGGGAAAAAATGCTTGTCCTTCTGCAGGCTGATACCAAAATTGAAAATTGTTTGTGAGAGTAATTGGAGACTCAATTAATTTTTTGTTGTCAGGCCATGGATTGTGAGTTATGTCAAGAACATATGTCTTGTCCGTTAACAATGCTTGAGTCAATTGAACATTTTCAAAATCATTATCTGTTACAACTAGTGTGTGGTCTGGAAACCACTGGGTAAGATAAGAACGATTGGTATAATAACGATCAGGATCTAGATATTGTATCATGCGAATACTTAGTCAACAAAAAAGGGCCTTTCGGCCCTTTTTGTTCCTTCCCATCCCTGAGAAAGTTGTAGTTCTCTGATTAAGAGAAAGACAAATTGCTCACGGCAATTTCTCCGACATAATCGCCAGCGTTACCAAACGAACTGGCAGTATTTGTCAACTCGATGTAACCATAACGTGTCATGAATGACACGACTGGTTCGAATGTTGTTGGATCCAGAACAACACCACTGCTCATCAACGGAATGTATGGGCAGTAGAATGCAGGAGCGTCAGCTTCTGAAGAACCCTTGTAACCAACCAACACTGGTGTAGTGTCGCTAGCATAAGAGTCAACAAACACACGCATAGCGCCGTTCAGTGTACCAACAAACTTGGTGTTTGTAGGAGCTTCGAATGTGCCTTCTGTTGTGCGAGCAAAAGCAGAAGTAGTTGCAGATTGCAACACTGTGAGTGCAGCAGAGCTAACCACAGCGTAGTTACCAGCGCCACGACGAGTACGTTGGGCGATCAGGTTAGCAACACGGTTGATCAACACAGCTAGAGCAGCGTGTTCGTCACCAACGAATGTAGCAGTACCAGAAACGGTAGCTTGGTTGTATGTAAACTCAGTAGCAGCCAGTGAGCGCAGGCTCAACAGGATCTCTTGGTCAATCTCAGCTGTAATCTCTTGTGCAAGAGCAGCCATGATTTCTGCTTCAACGTCAATACCATGCATGGCTTGTGCGTCTTGTGCAGATTCAAATGTCCAACGAGCTTGCAACTTACGTGTGCGAGCTTCGACAGCTTGCTTCAAGATCTGAACGCTGATTTGCTTACCGCCAGTACCTTCCATGGTGGCTGTTTGGCCGCCAGTGTAGTTGGTAGCTGTGCTAGTGGCAGCTGGTACTGTGGAGTACGCAGTAGCGATCTTGAACGGGCTCAATGCTTCTTCACCAGCTGTAACGCTTGTGGCGGCAGCGGATGTGTCTGTCAAAGACTGGGCATAACGCACACGTAGAGTGTGGATCTGACCAACTGGGCCTGTCATTGGCTGAACGCCCACCAATTCGTTAGCAATAACGGTTGGCATAACACGACGGATAACTGGAAGAATCACACGGTTTAGTGTAGCGATGTTACCAGCTGCGGTTGAACCTGCGGAAGCGTTTTCCTTCAAGTACTTACGGGTGTTTTCAAGGATAACACCCATGCTGTTGCGCTTGGAACCGTTCAAACCTTCAAGCAATGCTTCTTTGGTTTCGCCCCAGCGACTTTCTAATAGTTCTTGTGACATTTAAGTCTCCTTTAAATTATTTTAACCCTGCCAGGCGCTTGAGGTTGAACACATTGCTGCGGTCTTCCTGCTGACTACTTGGAACAGATTTATCTCCAGTGGATACGGACACCGATTCTGTGATCACTTTAGAGGCTTTCACGGAGCGGTCTTCCAACACTGCTGGTAGATACTTTTCGAAGGCGTTTTTCAAACGAGGTGTTTGTACGCTTTCAAGCAAATTGCGCATGACTTCTTGTTTGTCCCGGTTTAGTGGGGCAAGTAACATTTCCATTGTGCTTTCACGCTCATTGGATTCGTTCATCATACGTATTTCGCGTTCTTTTGACTCAACAACGACTTTTGCTCGTTGTGCAAGTTTAATGGCTTCTGCCAATTGCGCATCTTTCTTTGATAGTGCGCTGTACAGCTTGCGAACTTCGGCTTTCTCATTCAGGTGAGTGGCACCAAATTCACTTGCATACGCTTCAAAGATTCGACGTCCAAAATTGTTCTCACGAGCAACTTTGATGTCTTCTTGCAATTGGCTAAGTTCAGTCTTGAGATGTTGACTAACAGCTTGGCTCATTTTCTGCGCGGATTCTTTTACAAATCGTGCTTTGAGACTTTCAAGTTTACCACGGGCTTCACGTACCAAGCGGACTTTTGTTTCCACTACGTCACGTTTGTCTGCGGCAAATTCTTGGATCTCGTGTGCCAAGGCATGCACCATGAAGCTTTCTAGTTTTTCTAGCCCTTCACTGTGCATCTTACGGTCTTTACGCAGTTCGCCAATTTCTTCAGCAAGTTTTGTCACCATAAAGTTGTTGAACTTTGTTGACGACTCTTTCATCTTGCTTTGGAAACGAACGCGATCTTCGGCCAAGCTCTGCTTTTCAGCAGCTACCTGGGCAATTTCTGCGGCCAGTCCTTCTGTTACCATCTTATCTAAGGCTTCTACCATTACTGTTTTATCGTGCTCATAGCGTTGCGCGAACTCTTCACGGAGTTCGGTGCGGGCCTGTTCACGGGCTTCACTCAGCTTGGCTTCCCAGGCTTCGTTGATTTCCGTACGAGTTTCCTCTGTAATCAGGTCACTATCGAGCAATGGTTTAATTGCGTCCAGCATTACTGGTTCTCCTTATATTTTGAGATCCCGGATGAGCTTTTTAACTTCATCTTTAAGGTATCTCTGCACTTTGTTGTTTTGCCCAGATTCACGAGCTACTTCAAGCAATCTATGTCCGTACTTCATGTTCATGAGACCTTCATATATTGCTTTAGGATAAGCATTCGGAGCACTAGGTTGTGCAACTACATCTATAGTGACTATTTCAAAGTCACTTACATGTCCTGTTCTGTCATCTACATTGCCGCTACCGCGGCTGGACACCCCTAGTTTAATTCCAGATTGCAGCAGGGTCTTGATCAACTCACCCATTGGGGTTGGTAAAATCTTTAGTTTGCCGCAGCCAGCTTCGCCATCCATCCACATGTTTTCAACACTGTGGCACACACGGTCTAGATTAATTTTGAGATCTTCTGGATGATCTACTTCGCCTAGTACTGAGTTGCCTTCTTTAATCTGTTGATTAATGGTGTTAACTGCTTTGCTGATTTCGTGCAAGGGGTATATTCTGTCATTTGCATTGCGCTTGTTGCCTTCAATGCAAATTCCTTTGAGGTAGAGATTCTTACCGAGGCCATCAGCACCAGATTCTTCAAGAACCTGGATGTTGGCCTGCGTGAATGTAAGTTGTTCTCTTAGGGTTTTCATCAATTATCCGCGGGCCACAGGGCTCTTGGTGTTGACACCAGCTGCTTGACCCAGAGTTGGTTTTGTTGCTGCTGAAGGCTTTTGTGTGCCTTGTGCAGGTGTATTACCTACTCGACCAATCAGTTCTTTTGTGCTGTTGCTGTAAGCTGATGTATCATGACGGCCGCCCATTTCGCCGCCGGCGTGTACTGGCTTCACTGAGTTGCCAATTGGACCTTTTGCGCCAGCATTTGCTGCCACTGTGGACTTTTTGTTAACTCCGCCTTCTTCGCTGGTCACTGGCTTTGGTGCTGCTTTGAGGCTGACTGCTTCCATCATGCCCATTTCTTCAGTGTCGTCCATTTCAATGGCGTCGCCACCTTCATCAGGACCAAAACCGTCACCGTCGCCCATGTCGTTGCCCATGTCGTTGCCGCCCATGAGTCCTTCAAATTCGGCCATCAACTGGTCCAGTTTGTCTTCAAGGTTCATGATGTCGTCTTTGCTGGCAGGCTCTGTGCCACCTTCGTCGCCCATGCTAAAACCTTCTTCGCTGTCATCAGCATCGGCAGCGTCTTCATCGTCGCCGGCCATCATGTCCATGTCGTCTTCTTCGCCTTCCATGCTCATGTTGTTTTGTTCTTCGGATTCAACATCACTGATAAGTTCGTCACTGGCGTCGCCGCCCATGTCGCCTTCTTCAAGATCTTCTTCCTCTTGAGCCATCAATTCTTCATAGATCTGGCGACTTTTTTCCACAACGATGTCGTGGAATAATTCGCGAGCTTTTGCGTCTTCATCATTGATCACGAATTCGATCAACTGTTCAAATCTGTTCATAAGGTACTCTCCTATAGTAAAGTGTGTTGTTATTTACACTGTACTTCAAAAGCACACGGTTTAAGGGGGTAAAATGGTGATAAATTACATCGGCGCCGCAGGGGCCGGTGCATATTGTTGACGAACCAGTTTGAGTTTGTCCTTGAACTCCACTGTTCTTACGTCATTCATCTTGCGCAACTTGTTGAGTTGTCGCAGAGTCAGGTGAGTTTTACGCAGGTCACCGATCTGTGTTTGGCTGTTGTCCTGGTCAAGATCCTGATAAGCCTCAGGTTCTTTTTGCCAAAATTCTTGTAGTATCATGCCAGTATTTATGCAGCCGGGGCTGCACCAGCGGCCGGCATTACGCCACCTGGGGCTGAAGATACCGGAGCACCGCCAGTGATGCCTGCATCTGCGCCTGCGGGTACCATGCCAGCAATTTCTTCACCAGTGGTCACGTCAGATTCAAGTCCGCCCGGAGTTATGCCCACGCTGCGCAGATCTTGGCCGGACTGTGTTTGCATGTCTGGCTCGTCGCGCTCTTCACGCCACATTTCTTCATTTTCCTTGATCTCATCTTCGGTCAAGCCCAGGAAGCGTTCCAGCATAAAGCGTTTGCTCATGTAGGCCAAGGGCTCCATCTGCATGAATGCCTGAATACGAGTGT